GAGAAGAAGAAGAAGGTAAAGCTCCACCAGTTGTCCAACCAGTTCCATTATATTCTTCCGTGTTAGCATACAAAGTTGGAGGATTCATTCCACCAAAAGACAAACCTGCTGTTTGTGTTCCAGCTCCTTGATTTCTTCCTCTAGCTTGACTTAGAGGTGAACTTGATGACCATGCTTCTAAATTTAAAATACTTTTAAAAGTACTACTTGTTGTATTATACCAAATCTGTCCTGCATCTGTTGTTGCAGACGGATCAGTTGATACTGACTTAACTGCTTTACCGTGTATTTCTCTATAAGTTGCCATAATTAACTCGTTGTAAAATCTTGTATATTACTTGCTGATGTCTCACCTGTAAATTCTTCTGTTGTTGCTAAGTTAGTTGCACCCCCAAATGATAAACCTGCAGATGTTGATCCAGTTCCTCCCATACCACGTTTTCCTGATGCTAAACTTGGTTGTGTTGACCATGCAGACCCATCATAATTACATGTTAATACTGAACCAGTTCCAGGAGTTGGCGCCGTACCACCAAAAGCTAGTGCTGATGTTTGACTACCTGCTCCAGCGAATTGAGCCATTGTAGTTAGATAATTTCCACCAGTAGTCCAAGATGAACCATTATATTCTTCTGTTGCGTTACTGTAAGAAGGAGATAATCCTCCTACGATTAAAGCGGCTGTTTGTGTTCCACATCCAGCGCAAAGACCTCTAGCGGTTGAAACATCCCCTGATTCTGACCATGATGAACCATCATATTCTTCGGTCTCTGCTTTATATGCTAAAGAAGGTGCATCTCCTGCTGTATAAAAAACCCCTGACATATAAACTGCTGCAGTTTGAGTTCCAGCTCCACCTCCTGCATATCTTGCTGTTCCTATATTATTTTCTTCAGACCAAGCTGATCCATTAAATTCTTCTACTTCAGATTTAGTTCCAACGCCATTAACATATCCACCGATACATAAAGCTGCAGTAGCTGTTCCAGCTCCACCTACTTTTGATCTAGCTAAAGCTAAATCAGCTTTTTCTGTCCAAGAAGTACCATCATATTCTTCTGTTAAAGTATACATAGTATTTCCCGGTGTAAGATAACCAGCAAAACCTAAAGCTGCACTGCTAGGTGCTTGATTTGCAGATCCTAACCAATATCTTCCTTGGTTTAAATTTCCACCACTAGCCCATGCTGCTGCAGTTATTGTGTCTGTTGATGCATTAAATTCTTCTGTTAAATTTCTAATTGAAGATGGACCATATCCTCCAGCTACCATCCAAGTTGAAGATGTACCAGCATTTGCTGGAGCCACATCATATCTTGCGGTTGCTAATGTTGCGGGCGAAGTAGTCCACGAAGTTCCGTCCCATGTTTCTGTAGCATCTTTATCAGGAGATCTTCCACCTACAATTATTGCAGATGTTTGAGTTCCTGCTGCGCCTAATCCTCGTCTTGCTGTGTTTATATCTGGACCTTCTGACCAAGAAGTTCCATCATACTGTTCTGCTTTAGCTGAATCAGATCCTGTGTATCCTCCTGCTAATATGGTAGCAGTTTGAATTCCGGCTGATCCACCAGTAGATCTTGCAGTGTTTAAATTATCTCCTTCAGACCAAGAAGAACCATTATATTCTTCTGAAGTATTTGAATAAGGAGGTTCAATTAAACCACCAGCAACTAAGCCAGCAGTTGTAGTGCCTGATCCCATAACGTTTAGACCTGACCTTGCTGTATTCAAAGCAGGAATCCCTGTCCAACTTGATCCATCGTAAGTATATGCTTCAGCCGTGTTAGCTGTGTCATATCCACCAGCTGCAAATGCAGCTGTTTGAATGCCCGCTGATGCTAAAGATCTTGTAGCAGTTGGTAATGCTCCACCTGTAGCCCAACCTGATCCATTATATTCTTCAACGGCTGTACTACGAGTATCACTTGGTCCAACATTACCACCTATCATTAAACCGGCAGTTTGAGTTCCAGCTCCTCCTGAACCATATCGAGTAGTGTTTATTGGTGCACTTGATGACCATGCTTCTGAAAATTTAGGTCCTCTTAAAGATCCAGTAGTTGAATTGTACCACATTTCTCCTTCAATTCCTGACGAAGGATCAGATGATACTTTTTTAATTTTTTTTCCGACTATTTCTCTATAAGTTGACACTCCAACTCCTATTAATTACTCTTCAGTAACCAACCTTGAGTGTTATCCGTAAAGACTAAAGTATTTGCAGCTCTTTCTGTTGCAACAGTTAAATCTGCTGCTGATCCATTAATATTTTTACCATTTCTTGCAACGGTTAAATTATTGGTATCAAAAGTACCTGCATAATCAATAAACGAAATCTCATCTCCAATAGTTGGTGACGCTGGTAAAGTTAAAGTTATTGCTCCAGAAGTAGTATTCATAAAATATCCAGCTCCTGCTGCACCTGATACAGGAGAATCTCCTGTTACTTTTACAGCTTGCCAAGATGTTCCACCTGCTTCTAGTTCTTCCCAAGATAAAACTCCACCTGTTGTTGATTTTAAGACGTAACCATTTCCTCCTGCTACGGCTGCCGGCCACGTAACAGTATAATCTGTGGTCGTACCTGATGCTTTCATACCTATGTATTCTCCTCCAGAGCTATCCTGAAGTCTTAATTCTTTCTGTGAACCTATATTCAATCCTGTTGATGCGCTCCAAACTAAGTTTGCATCTCCACCAAAAGATCCAGAATCATTAAATTGAACTTGAGTATCTGATCCTCCTGGTAATCCACCAACAGTAATTTCTGCTATATCTGGGTTTGTACCATCATTAGCGGTTGCATAAATAATTTTCCAACCTTTATCAGTTGTTGCCCAAGTAACAGAATCACCTGAACCTGATGCATATTTAAGTTGAACTGTATAAGCTCCACTTGTGCTATTTTTAATAAAATAAAAGTTTTCTACATCAAGTGGAATAGTTACAATTTTATTTCCTGAAATTGTTTGAGCAGATTCTGCTCCTAAAATAATTGTTCTTGTAGCTAAAGTTGCTCCTGTTGAGCCATCTGATACTGATAAAGTAGTAGTATTTGCTCCAGCTCCACCAGCATTTAAAGTTTGAACAATATAGCCACCAGCTATTTGTTCTATAATATTTAAGTTTGTATTAGTCTTTGTTCCCCAAGTACCGGCATTTTCGCCAGTAGCCATTAATTCTACACCTAGAGGGGTATATGTTGATGCCATAATTTTCTCCTAAATCTTATCTAGATCTTAATATTTATTTTGTTTTATATATAATGTCAACTAATTAAGCCGACTTTTTACTCCAACTTCCGCCTTGTGAAGGTGTTCTTTTACTCCAACTACCACCTTGTGTAGCTGTTTTTTCACTCCAACTACCACCTTGACTAGGTACTATTTTTTCCCATGCAATTGGACCACCAATCTGGCCTAAAGTAATTGTTGCAGATTGTCCCGTTAATCCCATAACTTGATCTGCTGGTGTAATAGCACCTACTCCAGAAGTTGCTGCTACTCCAGTTATAGGATATTTAGATTCACATATAACACTACCTATACCAGTACTTGCGGATACACCCGTTATTCCTGTTACAGTAGCAGGAGAAAGTTCTCCAACTGATGCAGTAGCTCCTAAACCTGTTAAAGTTACATCTTCATTTGGAACAACAACTGTACCTAAAGAAGAAGTTGCACTTACTCCAGATGGATTTACTACTACTCCTGATGCAACAAATGGTTCACCTATAGAGGAAGTAGCTGCTTGACCTGTTAATGGAACACCTACGTTTGGTATTACTACTGTTCCAGTTGAAGACGTAGCTCCTAAACCTGTTAATCCCATTACTTGATCTGCTGGTGTAATTGCACCTACAGAAGAAGTTGCACCTTGACCTGTTAAGCCCATTACTTGATCTGCTGGTGTAATAGCACCTACAGAAGAAGTTGCACCTTGACCTGTTAAAGATAAACTAACTGAAACATCAATAGTTGGTGTTCCTAAAGAAGAAGTTGCACCTAAACCTGTTAAAGAAAGTGAAACAGATGTAATAGCTGATAAAGAACCATTTGCAGAAGTTGCACTTACGCCAGTTGGAATAACTGTAATATTATTTGTACCACCCCAAACTTGAGATCCCCATGTATCACGACCCCAACCTGTATCGTAGTAATCAGAATCACCCCAATCAGCTTGGCCCCATGCAGTATGACCCCAACCTTGTAAAATATTTTCGTCAACATAGCCTCCGGTATTGTACATACCTTGGCCCCATCCCATACGTGAAGCATTCCACGTTGTTGGATTGACAATGGCCTGAAGACCCGTTACCGAAACTGTAACGTCAGCCATGTTTTACTCCTATGCTATTCTGACGATTGCTGTAGTAGCTGCTGCCGCAGGAAATTGAATTGTGAAAGTTCCACTAGTAGCTGTTTTATCTCCACCGAAATCTATCGCACAAACTGAAGCATCTGTTGAATGTGAATCATTATAAATTAAACATCCTCTTGCTGTAAAAGAAGCAGATGTCCAAGACACATCTGCAAAATCACATACAGCTGTAGATGAATCTAAAGTAGGTGTTACACTTGTTAAAGCTTTTCCACCTGCTGTGTATGCAGTTCCTGAAGTGTTAGTAATTTCTTCTGATGTAGAGTAAGCAGTTGTACCTGCTCCTAAAGTAGCATCACTATCATACAATGCTAATTTAAAAGTGTTTCCAGTTGAAGCTGTAAAATTATGTTCAGCTTCTAAAATTTCTTGTTTAAAGCTATTACAAATTGCCGATGTTATTGCCATACTTATCTCCCTTATTGAGGCGGTGATTCGATCGGTATACGAATAGTACCATCCGTATAGTCGTCTCTTCTTCGTCTCCCAATTTGCACACTTGCAAATTTAGTTAGTTCTTGTTTATACTTTTGTTCATATAATGTCAACATATCCATTGGACCTTTTAAATAACTATATGCCTCTACTAAACAAGCATATAAAAGCCCTTGTGGAAAATATTTACTTAAATAAGTCCCAGAAGTCTCTGTTTCTAATCCTGTTGGCACTATATTTCCATGTATATTTATTAAATAATTAGCATCTGGCGTAGGAGCCATTATAATATTTCCTGATGTAGTTGAGCTAGTTCCAGTCGCTCCTCCAAACATAGCATAATATTTAGGTAATCCTGTTTCT